TCCCGGAAGGATGCGCTATAAAATATATCTGTCGTCACAGATTGAAAGGAAAAAAGGAAGATATTTTGAAAGCTATACACTTTTTAGAAATGATTCTTGAAAGAGATTATCCTGAGAGTTCTGGCAAAAATCCCCAAGCAGTAACCAGCGGGATCTCTCAAAAAAATTCATGGGGGATACTTAAATGATGCAAGTGCCTTTATTTAAACCACAAACTGAATGGATACCTCCTGAAGAATTTCCAAATTTATCAAAATATAAAGAGATAGCAATTGACTTAGAAACCAAAGATCCTGACCTGATAAAAATGGGATCAGGTGCTGTGACTGGTAGAGGAGGTGTTACAGGTATTGCTGTCGCTGTTAAAGATTGGTCTGGATACTATCCAATTGCTCATGAAGGTGGTGGTAACATGGACAAGAAAAAAGTTTTAAAATGGTTTCAAGGAGTTTTAAACACAGATTCTATCAAAATATTTCACAATGCAATGTATGATGTTTGTTGGCTTAGATCTTTAGGACTTAAAATAAATGGTAAAATTGTTGATACTATGATTGCTGCCGCAGTTGTAGATGAAAATCAAATGCGTTATGATTTAAATAGTTGTAGTAGAAGATATATAGGTAAAGGCAAAGATGAATCAGCTTTGTATGATGCAGCAAAATCATGGGGAATAGATCCTAAAGCAGAAATGTATAAACTACCTGCTATGTACGTGGGTGCATACGCAGAAAAAGATGCTGAGCTTACTTATGAACTTTGGCAAGAACTAAAGAAAGAAATTTTACA